TTGATATTGTTGCACCTATTGCGTGGGAAAGGAACCCCATATCGATCTAAAGTCGTTGTACCCAAAGGAGTAACGCTCGTAACCTTTAATTAGTAAATTATCCGTTGTGAAGTCGACTTGCATATCCAGCTCAAAGGCTACGCGCTGGAGATACAGCAGCCCTTCCTGATCCGTCAGGATGAACCACGCCGTTGGAGAGGTGAGGTAGTCGTGGACGAGGTGCCCGTCCGGTATTCCGCCGGACGTTTCTGGGATTGCGTTAATGTCGTTGTCTGACGTTCCCGGCCGCAGCACTGTTCGCAGCAAGCGGATTGCGATCGGCTCCAGGGCGATAGGGACGATGAGCTTCCTCGCACGCGCTTGCATGCGGAGGCCGGCGTTGTCCCTGAACTGGCCGCGGATCGAGGCTTGAGCATTAAGAAGCGACGCCTCGTTAAGGTCCATGTCGACCGCGAACCTGTTGGGCACGACGCCAGTATCGATCGGGTGGTTGAGCGAACAAAGCGGCTGCTGATCGCCTAGAATGGTCGGATCATAAACAGTCGCGGTGTTCAATACGTATGCGCCATAGATTTCCTTAGTCTGGTTGAAAGATTTCTGAAGTCCAAGGTTGGATGGCTGCCATTGCCTCTTGTAAAGGTTGTCGTCGATCATTTTGCGGGTGAAGGCGTACCCGAGTCCGATCTCCTTGTGATATTGGTTATAGACATATCGTTCGCCAGCCTGATTGTCGAAGGTTGTCGGGCCGCCTTCATTCTTCAGTGCCGCAAGGCCGAGGTAGCGCATCGAGGCGGTGCGCTCGACGGACATGAACGACTTATCGACCTTGAAGATCTTTGGGTAGATCCTATCAAGATCCTTGTATTGTCCCGCTACTTTCCGCAGGCCGGGGAACAATAAATCATAGGCCTGAGCAACACTTATCGCAATCGGAGTTACTCCTGAGTAACGACACTGAATTTCTTACGTTTGTGTCGCAAGAGATACTCAATGCCCAGGCGAAGAACTGTCGGGTCTTCATCCGCAAGGCCAATGAACCAATTACAATGCGCGCACAATAGTTCGCGCCGTTCATTGGTTACATGGTCATGATCGACTTGAAGGGAGTTCACATCAGTTGCCGATGGTCGCGCTGCCGCTAACCGCGCGGAACGTTTGCTGGTTGAACGTCACGTAGGCCCAGTTATAGGCCGTCGTGATGTCGGCCCCCGGCGTCCCAGGAGGATCGCGCACGAGGTCGACGATCTTGAAGGGATAGGCGAGGTTGGTGCCCGTCGGTGGGGAGGCAGTCGGCGCATTGGTGGTGATGTCAAGCATCGCGCCAGAGCGGCCAGTCGCGGTGCTGCCGGTCCCGTTCACGTAAGTCGCCAATAGGCCCACCATGGCCTGGGTCACTATGCCGTTGGCCTGGACCCTAAAGACGGTTTCGGGGTCGTCGATGACTTTGGCCCAGACATCGAAGCCGCTGCCGGAATTGACGGCGTCAGCGCCTCCGCCGGTCCACATCATGTTGGGAATCCACTTCTTCTGGCTGATCGACATGTATTCGCAGCCAATGAAGATGCCGCAGACGTTCGGGCCGCCGCCCGAGCCGATCGCGGCTGGGGTGCCCTGAGTGACGTAGCCAGCGAGGCTGATGACGGGGTCGCCAAAAAAGAGGGACGTCCCGTAGGTCGGAGAAATGTATCTCCGCGAATTCTGATAGTTGGGGGCGGCTCCGAGTCGGTGCGACTCAGCGAAGCCAAAAGGCGCATTCGGGTTGGCCATGGGCGTGACGATCCCTTGCAACGGGTTGCACAGGTTTCGTCAGCACCGAGCGCCGGCCGCCGACTGTGGACTCAAAGTGAGGATTACGAGCGCCGCCGTCCTCACCTACTGCCTATTCGGGGATGCCATGGGGCCGACAGTGTTCCCCAACCGAGGGAGCGTTCTTCGATGCGCGTCGCGTGGCCCCGTCCCGGGTGGGGCTTCCACGAGCTTCGCCTCGCTGGTACGCACCTGATCGGTGGCTTCCCTAATCTCGCGCATCCGGCGCCGATCTGTCAAGTCGGCCCTTGTCGCTGTACGATTACGATCGTACAAGCCCCCGGATTAGTCGGGGATTCCGATTGGCCCGACAGTGTTCCCCAGCCGAGGCATCGTTCTTCGGTTTGCGTCGCGTGGCCCCGTCCCGGGTGGGGCTTCCGCAAGCTTGCTCTCCGAAACACGCACCTGATCGGTGGCCTTCCTAATTTCGCGCAACCGGCGGCGTTCAGTGAGTTCTCGGGGTCGCTCCATTAGCATCAGGCCGTCAATAATCACCGCCTGATCTTTGTACTCCGGCCAAAGCAAGTGTCTGTGCCGGTCTGCGGGGACTGGAGCCCAGCCGTTTCGCAGCAAACTCGTCGTATAGTGCGGAAATTCTTTGTTGAAGACCGTATAAGTTTTCCACTCATACGACCAACCGGGGGGCGCTTCGACGGCGAATCGATCGCGATAATCGTCGCTGTCGCCCTCCATCTCGAAGTCGCCCATCGACATGCGCAATTCCGCCATCCTGCGCCGCGCACGGTCTTCGTGGTCGACTTGCTCCTGGCGCTGTTGATGCAGCGCCTCCTCCTGCGGATCGAAATGGGGCAGCGGAGCGCCTTCCGCCGGAGGACCGTTGAGGCGAAAGCCGGGGTGAAATGAGTCGCTCAACGGGCGCCTGCTCCGTAGTTGCCGTACGAACCGCCGATGCGGCCGCGGTCTTGCGCGTTGAGGAATTCGGACGCGTACTCTTCGTCGGACATGCCCAAGACGTCGCGCGCGTGGTGGCGCTGATCAGGCGTCAGGGAGACCGCGGTGCCGCGGCGATAGCCGGTGCGCAGGCTTGGGGCCTCGGAGCGCGCTGGCGCAGCCAACATGCGCTGAGGAACGGGCAGCCGCTGATCGCGACGGGTCGCGCCTTGGGGCGGCGCCATGCGGTTGGCCTGGGACAATTGGTCCTCCAATGCATCGAAATAGGCGTCCGTCTCGGCTACGAGGCCGAGCGTGTTCGTGACGAACGAGTGCGCGCCGTCGACCGCGTCGATCGACCTCTTGTCCCTCACCAACTCGGGGTGCGCGCGAATCCACTGCGCGCTCTTCGGGAAGCCGGTGTTATCGAGGTGGCCAGCGAGCGCATTCACGTTGCGCTGCATAAGCTGCATCGGATCGTTGGTGGGTCGCTGCGGGTAGCTGCCCGGCTGCGGGCCGCGGGGCCGCGTATCCTGCGGGGCGTTCGCGACGCCCTCGCGCATCTCCATGAGCCGCAAAAGGTTGGAGCGCGCGTCGGAGATCGCGATCTGCGCCCGCGAAGCCATGGCGTGATCGCCGCGGTCGAGCGCGCTCTGGAAGATCTGCCGCGCCTGCTCGGACTCTTTGTTCGCGGCGTCGATCGCCGACTCGATCATCGAGACGTTCGACTGGTTGAGCCCACGCTCAGCCTGTATGCGGCCCTGATACTCGGCGTTCGCCGCGGCCGTCGCTCGCGCCGTCGCCTGTTGCTGGAACGCAAGCTGCCGCTTGAGCTCCGCCGTGCCTTCGTCCTCCGGCCCAGGCTCGGGGCTCGCCCGCATCGGCGTGTCGCCCAGCGTCTGCGCGGTCCCCTCGTGCGTCTGGCGGTTGCCTTTGCGCACCGGCTCGTCGCCAACGATGACGGTCTTCGCCTCCAGGCGCTCTTCCGGCGCGAGTTCGTCCCGAAGCTGGCTGGACTCCTGCCGCGGCGGCTCGTCCTCCATCAGAGAGCCGAAAGGGGTTTGCTGTTCGGGATCGTCGGACTGTCGAAGCGTTGGCATGGTCATTCCCTGAAATGACTAAAATACGGCGTCCGGATGGTTTATTCTTGCCCTTATATTTGAGTCGGGGATCAGGCGGCACTCGCGGTCGCCGACCATGACCTTGAGGCCGTCGCTGGCGCGGAAAACGACCCAATCGTCGGCATCAGCGCGCATTCCGGAGAATTGGCGCGTCGGATAGTCGCGGAGGTCGTCGATGAAGGCGCGCGGGCCGAGTTTCAGGACGAGCCCGACCTTGCCTTGATACCTGTCGTCGTCGACCACATCCTCGGGGACTTCCAGACCGAAATGAGTCCGCGTCGCCGGGCGGATGTAGAGGCCCACGAGGAGGTAGAAGCCCCACAACTCGATGTTGTCGAGTTCGTTCTTATGGGTGTGCCGGTTGACACAGCTTTCCCAGATGACCTGTTTCGGGTCATCGACGTGGATGGTCTCGACTCTATGATGCAAAAGGAGACCCTCTGTTGTCGTCGGCGAGGTTGATTTCTTGGAGCCAGCGAAGGACGTCGTTCAGGCCCGTGAGGTAGCCGGCCTGGAACTTGTAGGCGCCGAAGTCCGCGCAGTTGCCCGCAACCATGGTCGGCAGCCGGGCGGCTTGCTGTTCCTGCACGCGCTTCACGAGTTGGCGGCCGAGTTCGAACGAGGTCGAGTCCATCAGGGGTTCCCCCCGTCAGGCGTCGCGACGCATCCCGCGCCGGTCCAATGCGGGCTCTTGTCCGCGAGGTCTGCGAACTCGCGCAGTCGATCGCCGATTGCGGTCACTGAGAGGCTCCAATGGAACTGAGATGGTGCGAGCAGTGCGGGCAAAACAAAGCACGATCCAGTCGACACAAGATCTGTCCGCAATGCCGCAATAGGGAACTGAACGAATGGCGGCGCGCGAACCCAGAGGAAGCGCGGGCAAAGGATCGGCGCGGAAATTTGCGTCGGTATGGTCTCACGCCAGAGCAATGGGAGGCTTTATTCGACAGCCAAGGGCGCGCTTGCGGCATCTGTAAAAGAGCCACACCCAACGGCCACGGCTGGCATACCGACCACTGCCACTCGACAAACAAGGTGCGTGGCATCCTTTGCCACGATTGCAACATCGCAGTCGGAGCATACGAGCGCGTTATTCTACCTA